CATTGCGTCCGGACTCACAAAAAATACAGCCAACAGAACAACCAACTTGCGTACTTACGCAAACAGTCCCACCATCTTGAATATTCTTGTGCGATGAAATCGCACTTCCGGAAAATTGGAAATCAGATGTCCGGAAGTGGAAATCATCTATGCGAGTTTACTCGCGTAATGTTTTATCTAGACCGTATACCTCTCGCATCGATCTGTCATGTTCAGCATCAATGCTTGTGATGTTGATCTGATAGCTGTCATGTGCAATACGGTCAATGATAGCATCAGCCAGAGGACTTGCTTCTCCTCCAAGTTGATCATACCATTCTTCAAATACATACTGAGAACAGAAGATGGTTGAGGATTTCTTGCGTCTGCGATGAAGAAGTTCAAAGATATCTTTCTGCTCTGTATCTGTTGGTTTGAGAAGCATCCATTCATCCAGAATGAGAAGTACCGGATTGGAATATTTTGCCATAACTTTACGGTAGTTCCCTTCAGTTCGTGCAATGTCCAGATCCATGAGTAAGTCTGGCATACGGACATACCTGGTGTTGTAATACTGCTTGCAGGCTTCCATGCCAAATGCACATGCCATGTATGTTTTACCACAGCCTGTTGCACCGGTAATAAAAAGATTCCGGTGTTCAGATATATATTCGCAAGTGGCAAGTCTGTTTATCAGCTCCTTGTTCAGCCTGCGTCCGGAAGTATAGTTGATATCCATGATATTTGCTTCCGGCTGGTCGAATCCAGCGTTGCGGATAAGACGCTTTTGGCGGTTATTCTTGCGGTTGCTGTATTCGATATCTACCAGCATTCCAAAACGGTCTTCAAAAGGAACTTCCTTAAATTTCGGATCGTCAAGCTGGTTACGGAATGCATCTGCCATTGTGGTAAGACGCATTTCAATAAGTTTATCTATTGTACTCTGATTTGTCATATGTGATTACCTCCGATAGTAGTCGGCACCTCTTGTGATGCCGTGTGCTTTATGTGTGGTCTTGGATCCAGATGATTCTGGTTCCGTTTTTACAGAACCTGTTACAAGGATGTTTTTGATACTCTTGTAACTGGGCGAAGCTGTATAAGATAATGCCTTTTTACAGGCGGCTTCAAGCAAAGCTTCTGAGTATTTATCAGTAAGCTTCAGAAGTCCCATACAGCTCCTATAAGTCTGTTGTTCCACACGCTTGGAGGTCAGTATTGCATTGACCACAGTGTACGTATTTATGCCAATCCGCTCAGCCCATTTGCGGAAACGGTCGCCATTCCACTCCAGATACTTCTGGTGGTCTTCCGGCATATGCTCTGTAATGGTGCTGTACTGCCCAGGGCGTCCTTTCAGACGACGGTGGGAAGCAATGCGGTTATGGTTATAAAAAATTTCAATGGTGGTATCTGTTACCTTTACATAAACTTTCTTTTTGATGTATTCATATGGAACTGAGTATAGCATTCCATCCACAGATATGTGATAATTGAAC